TTCTGCATATCAGCGATGATGGATGTGGCTTTATCGCGCTGCTCTTTGTAGGCGATGGCGTTATCACGGTAATGATTAACAGCCCATGACAGGCAGGCGATAATGCAGATAACCAGAGCGGAGATAATCGCGGTTACTCTGCTCATACCTCAATCTCTCTGACCGTTCCGCCAGCCTCTTTGAATTTTGCAATCAGGCTGTCAGCCTTATGCTCGAACTGACCATAACCAGCGCCCGGCAGTGAAGCCCAGATATTGCTGCAACGGTCGATAGCCTGACGAATATCACCGCGGTCAATCATCGGTAAAGCGCCACGCTCCTTAATCTGCTGCAGCGCAACAGCGTCCTGGCTTTTGGGAGAGAAGTCTTTCAGGCCAATCTGCTTACGGTAAGCATCCCACCAACGGGAAAGAAGCTGGTAACGTCCGGCTGCTGTTGATTTGAGTTTGGGGTTTAGCGTGACAAGTTTGCGAGGGTGATCGGAGTAATCAGTGAATAGCTCTCCGCCAACAATGACGTCATAACCATGATTTCTGGTTTTCTGACGTCCGTTATCAGTTCCCTCTGACCACGCCAGCATATCGAGGAACGCCTTACGTTGATTATTGATTTCCACCATCTTCTACTCCGGCTTTTTTAGCAGCGAAGCGTTTGATAAGCGAACCAATCGAGTCAGTACCGATGTAGCCGATAAACACGCTCGTTATATAAGCGAGATTGCTACTTAGTCCGGCGAAGTCGAGAAGGTCACGAATGAACCAGGCGATAATGGCGCACATCGTTGCGTCGATTACTGTTTTTGTAAACGCACCGCCATTATATCTGCCGCGAAGGTACGCCATTGCAAACGCAAGGATTGCCCCGATGCCTTGTTCCTTTGCCGCGAGAATGGCGGCTAACAGGTCATGTTTTTCTGGCATCTTCATGTCTTACCCCCAATAAGGGGATTTGCTCTATTTAATTAGGAATAAGGTCGATTACTGATAGAACAAATCCAGGCTACTGTGTTTAGTAATCAGATTTGTTCGTGACCGATATGCACGGGCAAAACGGCGTGAGGTTGTTAGCGCAACCTCCTGCCACCCGCTTTCACGAAGGTCATGTGTAGAAGGCCGCAGCGTAACTATCACTGATGAATTCAGGACAGCCAGTGGCTACGGCTCAGTTTGGGTTGTGCTGTTGCTGGGCGGCGATGACGCCTGTACGCATTTGGTGATCCGGTTCTGCTTCCGGTATTCGCTTAATTCAGCACAACGGAAAGAGCACTGGCTAACCAGGCGCGCCGACTCTTCACGATTATCGACTCAATGCTCTTACCTGTTGTGCAAATAAAAAAAGCCACCGTTGCAACTTAAGAGTCACTAACGGCAGCTTATGCGAATAGTGTTGCTCATTTGCTCAATGATGTCAACACGTTCTACGCTACATGTTTAATTTTCTCTACACGTTTCCGGTTTTTAAACGCACTATCCAGAACCGGGTAAATCATAAACAACGAGGCATTGAGGATTTCGTCAACTTCCCGACGACAGGTTGCGAGCGATGGTTTTTGAATGCGCCCGCCGCCCCGGCATAACATCTTGCGAGGTCTTGCGACGCGATGATAGTAAGATGCAATGGCGTGCTTGGAAGAACCGTGGGCGTAGTAGCTGAGGAGGATGCCAAAGGCTTTCTTGTCAATGTACATGACGGAATCGACGACCTGAGAAATCAACATTCCATCATCATCATTACACATTGGCCTTGTCATAACTCTTCCCGGCTCTACGCTCTCCATGAACTTCGCTATTACGCTGCTCATGCGCTTTTCCAGACGACCTGAATAAACCCATGCGCCCCACAGTTCAAGCCAGCCATTCAGCCAATCGTGCTGTTCTTTGGTGAGGTTTAGCTCTCTTATGCTCATCGTCTTCCCTTTTTGCCTGGCGTGACCATCAGGACGCCGTTAACTATTACGTGACGCTCGCCTTTTCTGTCTCGGTTGTACTTGAGCACTGTTCCTCTTGCGCAGGAAAGCATCCTCGCCACTTCGGTCTGATTGCCTCGTGCCTGTATAAGCAGTTCTGGTATCGTTTGAATTGTGGCGTTCATACGTTCTCCAGTTCGGTGATTTTTATTCCAAGCCGTCCGCCTGGTACTTTCACACCACGAATTACGCGAATGTCATCGAATTGCTCGTCGTCTTCCGCAAATCCGGCGTGGATAAGTGAGTCGAGTAAACCTTTCAGGATGTTGTCGAGGTCGCGGCGGCGGGAGTCTGGAGCGTCTGCGATGACTTTGATGCGGAGTCGTGATTTGGTGAAAATGTCTAACTTAAGTTGGCGGATGATTTGCTGAACGTCTTTTCGGTATTTCTGGCCTTTATCGCTGATGTAGTATTGGCTTCCCCGTCTTCGCCAGTAGGTATTCACCGACGGCGGGTATGGAAGCACAAACTGATATTCGTTCATTGGACAAACACCCTCCCATTGTTAACCAATTTTTTAAGGGTAAGCACAATGGCCCGATCCATTTCAGCCCTTCGCTCTTCCCTGCTCATATCTCTCCCATTATCAATTCTTGAATGACAATCAACACATAGCGCAGCAGTAAGGCAATCATCTACTTTAATCCCAACCCCCTTCCCTTCATTTCTATGAGCGGCCTGAACTCCGTATCTTCCGCAAAGAACGCAAAATTCAATATCCCTGACTGCCTGAAGCCATTTTTTGCTTCTAAACATCAATCCCCTCCAAAAAACGTCGGTACGCTGATTTGTTTTTTATGTTGCACACTGTCTGCGCACAAACACCAAATTCTTTGGCTATATCTCTGTATTTGCCTTTTGATTTATATATTGATTTCACTTGTTCTGGCGTTAGTTTGCAGAAGTGATGATTAAACCCATGAACAAGCAATCCGGAATCAAATCCATGTTTCGCATTTTCTGTTCGCGTTACCCACTCAAGATTTTCAACTTTATTATTAAGTTTATTTCCATCCTTGTGATTAACTTCCGGTTTGCCATCTGGGTTATCAATAAATACTTCTGCAACAATTCTGTGAACCATTTTATATGATGGTCTTTTCCCGCCACCTGGATACAGACCGACAAATGCATATCCTCCTGGTTTAATGCCATGAGATAATTTTTTTGATTTACGGCATGAAATGATGTCTCCATTTTCAGTTACTTTATATATACCCTCAAAGCCGGGGATATCTTTTTCTTTAACATCACTCATCGTCTTCTTCCTCGTACATTGAGCTATTCGGATCGCTCATCAGTTCTGCGCAGCAGTGCTCACACACGTGAACTTCCAGCACATGCAGCTTCTGACCGCAGTTAGCGCACGTTAAAGCTCGCTCGACGCTTTCTTTCTGGTATTGAAGGGATTGGGATGGGCTAAGCATGGCTTTCACCATTAAAAAGTCGCTTGTAAGCATCAATGTCTCGTTTTGCTTCACCGAGCTTTCGTCTTAATTCCATGTTTTCTGATTCAAGCTTTTCCATGTCTTGTTGGTATCGATCGCGGTGTTCTTTCCATGCTTTTTGATACGCCTTCATGTATGTCATATTGGCCTTTCTCTTTGCCTGACGAACTGCGTGGTGGTTTTTCACAAACCAGTCAGGGTCGTTAAATGCTGCTCTGGCGCATGTATACCAATAATTTGTTGCCTCCCTGTTTAGCCAATAAATACTGATAAATGGCAACCGGATAGACACCATTTTTCGTTGTGACTCTTTCTCGCCAAACATGTGGCCTTTTTTGATGCTAAGTCCAAATCCAGGTTGAATTAAAAGCATTGTCATTTCCTCGCACGATGTCTTAGCCACCGGATATCCCACAGGTGAGCCGTGTAGTTGAAGGTTTTTACGTCAGATTCTTTTGGGATTGGCTTGCGTTTATTTCTGGAGCGTTTCGTTGGAAGGTATTTGCAGTTTTCACAGATTATGTCGGTGATACTTCGTCGCTGTCGTCTCATTCGTACCTCCTGTCGGTAAATCTGACGCCCTGACCAATAGCCCATGCTGTCGTGTACTCAATCAGACTTGCCATACGCTTCACACTCATCTGCGCGCTACTTTCGCGAATGTTGACGTATTCGCCTTCAAGGCCGGGCAAAACATCAGCTTCCTGCTTTGTTGCCACTGCATGACCGCTAATCAACAAAACCTTCCATTGTTCTGGTTTTAACCACTTATCGCACCATTGAACCTGACGTGCGATATCCGCCAGCATCGCGTGAAATTTTGCGTTCTGGTCAAGGTTGCGCTTGTAGTCAGTAATGCGGATGGTGACTGGCTTGTCTTTATCGAGTGGTGTTGCGAGGATGGCGTTGATTGCGGCTTGCTGTTGTTGCTTAGTTCGGAGGAATATTGTTTGCTTCATCGAAATTCTTCTCTTTAATTCCAGCGGCTCTGATAGCTTTCATTACTGCAATTACCGTTTTGTCACGCCCATCCTCATAACCCATCGCATAAGCACCTTCTTCACCATCTTTCCAAAAGTCGTCATTCGATTCGGGCCAGTCGATATCCAGTTCAATAGCAGAGCGCGATGCCTGCCATATCACCCAGGCAAACTCTTTTAATTCATCGTCTCCCGTGAACTGGCTTTTGTCTTTTGACCACCAGTTTTCAAACTGTCGGTAGCTATCGTTCACTTCCCTCTCCCCCAAATAAAAAGGCCTGCGATTACCAGCAGGCCTGTCATTAGCTCAGTGATGTAGATGGTCATCTTTTAACTCCATATACCGCCAATACCCGTTTCATCGCGGCACTCTGGCGACACTCCTTAAAAATCAGGTTCGTGCTCACCTTTCCTTCCCGTTCTTCCCTGGTAGCAAACCGGTAATACACCGTTCGCCAGACCTTACCTTCGATAACCAGAAGACCTGCCCGTGCCATTTTAGCTGCGGCCTGATTTATGCTGGTTACTGTTGCGCCTGTTAGCGCGGCAACGTCCGGCGCACAGAAGCTATTATGCGTCCCCAGGTAATGAATAATTGCCTCTTTGCCCGTCATACACTTGCTCCTTTCAGTCCGAACTTAGCTTTGAGTTCTGCGATCTTCGCCAGAGCCTGTGCACGATTTAGAGGTCTACCGCCCATGACAGGAAGTTGTTTTACTGGTTCAGGGATCGCCTCACCACGGTTAATTCTCGCAGTCATATGGACAAGCTCATCTGCGGCCTTACGGCGTAATTCCGCATCAGTAAGCGCATTGGCCCGCATGTTCTGATACAGGTTGGTAACCAGCCAGTAGTGCGCGTTTGATTTCCACGGATAAGACTCCGCATCCGGATACAGGCCTCGCTTCCGGCAATACTCGTAAACCATATCAACCAGCTCGCTGACGTTTGGCAGTCCGGCGATAACGGATGCTTCTTCCCGGCACCATGCAACAAACTGCCCGGGTGATGGCAGAAATGGTCGATTCTGCCGACGGGCTACGCGCATTCCTGCGTTAACCTGTTCCATTGTGGTGATCCCGTTTTCCCGGAAAGCCAGAACCCACTGGCGGCGGATTTCGTTCAGTTCGTTCTGGTCACGGTTAGCCAGGCTCGCCGGGAAAGTTGCCAGTAACTGGCTGAACACACCGTTGATGATCTGCGCTACCTGCTGTACCTGAGGCTTTTCGTCGTACTGTTCCGGCATGTTGTTGGCGATCCGACGCATCTGCTCACGGTCAAAGTTAACCATCTGTGCGGCGATGTTTTTCATAGATCCACCCCGTAAATCCAGTCTGTGTTTGTCAGGTCGAGTTTTGGTTTGCTGGCTGTCACGGCTGCCTGTTGCTTGTTACGGTTGATTTCGAGCTGGGTCCACTTGTCGCGGAGTTTGGCCGGACTCAGCACGTTACCGGACCAGAAGTTGTCCTGGCAGGCCCAGCGGAAAAGCACACACATATCGCGGTGGTTACGTCCGTCACGTTCACGCATCAGGCGGATATCGTTAGCCCACCCTGCAAAATTCGGTTTTCTGGCTGATGGTGCGATGGTCTTCACCATGTCAAACATCCACTCTGCGGCGGTCAGGTCTTCTGCTGTTCCCCACTTGCTGCCGCTCTGAATTGCAGCATCCGGTTTAACCACAGAAAGATCGTTTTCTGGCTGGTCAGAGGATTCGCCAGAATTCTCGGACGAATAATCTTTTCTTTTTTCTTTTGTAATAGTGTCTTTTGTGTCCCCCTGTTTTGAGGGATAGCAATCCCCTAATTTGAGGGATGTTTTATCCCTCGTTTTAGGGGATTTTCCCTCGTTTTGAGGGATGTCCCTCATTTTAGGGGAACCTCCCTCGTTTTGAGGGATGCACCATTCTGAGATGTTTTTATTTGGTCCAAACATGCCGCCTTGCTGCTTGATAATATTCATTCTGACGAGTTCTAACTTGGCTTCATTGCACCGTTTGACAGGTAACTTTGTAATCTCGCTAAGTTGAGAATCGGTGATTCTGTCCATTGGTTTATTCCACCCATAGGTTTTACGCAGAATGGCAAGCAGCACTTTAAACTGTCGCTTGGTCAGATCTGCGCCTGAATAGGCCTCAAGCAGCATATTTGATAGTCTGGCGTAACCATCATCGAGATCTGCCACATTACGCTCCTGTTCGGCAAAGTTACCTCTGCCGAAGTTGAGTATTTTTGCTGTATTTGTCATAATGACTCCTGTGGATTGATCCAGTAATTCCCTCAGAATTCCATCTGGATTTGTTCAGAACGCTCGGTCTTGCACACCGGGCGTTTTTTATTGGTGAGTCCATCAAGCGCATACTTAAAAGCTCTGCTAATCGGACTGATGTCTGATGCCATTCCGAAAGCACACAAGACCGAAGCAATAAATCTCCAGTCCGTTCTGCTTATCTTCGATTCATGACAGCCAATCATCTTTGCCAGACCGCGCTGGGTAAGCGTTGACAGGTTGATGAGTAAATCAGTTTCAGCGCGATCAATTTCTCGCTGTGATAGTTTGCTGTAACTTGTTTGTTCCATTTCTTAAGATTTCCAATAGTGAATAGTTAGTTGAAAGGTATGCGTGGAAACGCATGTGGCCTTAGTTGGTCAGATATATTGGGACTCGCTTTGTCAGCGACGTAGGACGAATGTCCATTGTGAAAATAGCGGTGTTACTTATGCAGCCGATGCTCTACGCGATACGAACACTAGGTTTTCCTTTTTCACAGGTTTATAACCCGTGAAATTACGAGTAGCTTCTTCGATTGCATTCGCTTTATCAGGGGAAGCTCTTCGAAATCCATATGCAATCTGGTCAAGATAGCCAACTGAAGTTTTCGCTAATGCGGCGAGTCGCTTCCATTCCTCACTAGAAGCCTCTTTTCGCCAGCGTAGTAGTTCATTACTCATTAGTGCCTCCGTTTATCACACAGAACAACTTTACCATTTTGATAAATCATCCGCAATGTAAATTTATCATATTGCGTATTTATCCATTTGCTAAATAGAGGGAAAATTGTGAGATGGAAAACAAAGATATTCGCAAATCGAATCTGGCGTTTTTGCTAGATGAGCATAAAAAAATCGCGGGTAACACTAATGCAAGCTTTGCCGATAAGCTTGGGGTTAGCCCTTCTCAACTCACGCAAGTCTCCGGTGAAAAAAGCACTCGAAACATAGGGGATAAACTAGCAAGAAAATTTGAAGCCGCGCTTGGGTTACCTAATGGGTGGCTTGATTTGGTACATGATGTAACACCAATTGCATCATGCTCAGATTCTTTAACTTTTGTCGGTCAGGTAAGAAAAGGGTTAGTGCGCGTGGTTGGTGAGGCAATTCTTGGTGTTGATGGTGCCATCGAGATGACCGAAGAGCGCGATGGGTGGCTCAAAATTTATAGCGATGATCCAGATGCCTTTGGTCTTCGTGTGAAAGGAGACAGCATGTGGCCCAGAATAAAATCAGGAGAATATGTACTCATTGAGCCTAACACCAAAGTATTCCCGGGTGATGAGGTGTTTGTCAGAACTGTTGAAGGACACAACATGATCAAAGTTCTTGGCTATGACAGAGACGGAGAATACCAATTTACAAGCATCAACCAGGACCACAGGCCAATAACGTTGCCTTATCATCAAGTAGCAAAGGTGGAGTATGTGGCTGGTATTCTGAAGCAATCTCGCCATCTGGATGACATCGAGGCAAGGGAGTGGCTGAAAAGTTCGTGACTTCATCGTCACATAGCTGGTAACCAGTGGCCTGAAGAGACGTTTGGGTGATGTACATAGCATTTCTGGATAAAAATACAGATTCCCTTTATGGGAAATGAATCTATAATTCCCAAAGAGGGAACAAAATCGGATTATGAAGGTCTTAAACGTAGAGAAGCTTCACAGTTTTAGCCGGAAGCACAATCAGGCCAAGGGGGCTTTAGACTCTTGGTATGATGAAGTGATAAGAGAAAACTGGAAAACGACTCAAGACATACGGAATAGATTTAATTCTGCCGACTTCCTTCCTAACAACAGGGTAATTTTTAATATAAAAGGCAATAACTATCGGCTCGTTGTCCAAGTTGTTTACCAGGCAGGAATGGTCATAGTTGAAAGAGTTGGAACTCATGCAGAGTACGACAAGTGGAGGCTTAAATGAATCGAACTAGCTGGCGCATCATTAAAAATAGTGAAGAGCATGCTGCAGCTATGGAAAGGCTCATTGAACTTGCGTCTAGTGATTTACAACCTGGAACTGAAGATTTTGATGAGTTTGAACTACTAGGCTTGCTTATCGAGCACTATGAGTCACGCGAGTTCCCTATGGACAAGCCAGATCCCATAGAAGCAATCAAGTTCCGTATGGATCAACAAGGCCTCTCTTATGCCGATATGAAACAATACATTGGCTCAGCATCTAAAGTATCTGAGGTCTTAAATCGTAAGCGTCCATTAAGTCTTTCAATGATCCGTAGACTACATGACGGACTTGGAATTCCTGCAGATATCTTAATTCAAGATATGAGCGCAATTGAATGGAGCCTAGTTGACGCAGAGGAAGAAGAAACAGCCATGACTAGCGTCATTGCTCGGTGTGAGTCAGCCGTCACATCACCTTCTGCTTATTTCGCTGAAAAGGCTACAGAATCTTACTTTTCAAAAATGTTGTTCAGCGCAGTAAGGGGTAATGGCAAATGCAAAGAAAAACGGAATGTTTTTTCTTTGATAAGTAACTTGTCATCAAGTTTCACAGCGGCTAGCAACCTGAATGACGAAATGACTTCTGACGGAAATTACTTATTATTACCATGAAAATTGAACTCATTAGCAAAAAAGTTGAACGCTTGGTTATGACACGGCTAGAAGGCGATTCAACAGCAAAAAAAGCCATAAAAACAACCGTTAATCTAAATAATGAACTTTACACTAATGTGAAGGATTCAAAGCTATTTAGAGTGAGATATTTTGCCTCCGTAACTATTGAAGGCAGGCTTGAGATGGACATCACATACGACTTTGACTTCCGGTCAGAAGATGATTTTTCTCATGAAATGGCAAAATCATATGAGGTAAGGTCCATTGCTCCCAATATGGCATATCCCTATATAAAAACATATGCCGAGCAAATTATCCTCATGTCAAACCTTGGTAGGTTCACTCTGCCTTATTTTGATTTCTTGGCCAATCCCATGGAAACGAACAGTAATAAGTGAAATTCCCCACCCGGCCTCAGCGCCGGGTTTTCTTTGCCTCACGATCCCCACACCTAAAAACACATAACCAATTGTATTTGTTGAAAAATAAATAGATACAACTTGCTAAACAACGCAATCCAGATCTCCCTCAAATCTCTTTATTTATCCTGTCGAATTCCTACAACAAAATAAAACACCATAAGAATCAATACGATATTTGAAAACCAAGAGAATTTATCATTTTGCTATTGCCATTAATTTATCATTCCGATAAAGTTCACCCATCAGCAGGACGCACTACTCACCAGGGCGGTGAATATACAACGATTCGAATATGAATCTACGGCGCTGACAAAGCGCAATAACCAAAGTGAACTTTGGGGTGAATGCAGAAGCTAACCTTCTCGGCGGAGGCGCTTTGCAATGATTACGCGACCGGAGTTAGTCGCCCGGCTGTATTCACCACCAAAGTTCATCAGGAGGTCTATATGACACGCAGAACTCAGTTCAAAGGCAATTCACGTTCTCGTCGTCGTGAGCGTTTAAAGGCAAAGGCATTAGCTAACGGCGTACTGGCCCGCGAAGAAGCAATAAGTTCAGAAGTATTACACCGCCCTACTCTAAGCAGAGCGCAGATTCAGGCTAAAGGTACTCACGAAACGCCTGAGCGCATAGAAGACGCTAAGCCAATTAAGTTCATGGCACAGGACGTGATCTGGCAACAGAAAGAATACAGACGCAATCTGGAGCGAGCGGCCATTGTGTACGCGAATGAGTTTGGACATAAGCAACCAGAAACTGGTGTATGTCTTCCAAACGTAGCCATTTACGCGGCAGGCTACCGGAAATCAAAACAACTGACGGCGAGGTAATTATGGGTCAGGAAGAAAAATATGAGCTTAAAAAGCTCATTGAAGAAGACGCCATAGAAGAAATTGCAGCATTAACAACAGCTATAAAGAATATTAGGTATGCGCTAAATACGCTTACCTCCTCATGTGACAAAAATAGCAGGGAATTTTTGATACTTGGCGCAGCTCTAGGAATAGTTGATGCGGCAACGCTTCACCTAATTACTCATGACGATATTCTTATTGAGCCGTATGAAACATTACTGCTTGTCAGGCAAAAAATGGCTGATGCCGCAGCAAATGGAGACCTTCAACTTTACATCGACTTAAGGAAAGTATTAAGGCGAATGGTCAGAACTGAAGGAGATATCCCCCTGATAAAATAAGGGGGTGAGAGGATTTTACTATTTTTCTCGCTGTAGGGGTACACGAGAACCACCGAGCCTGATGTGGTTAAAAGACAGGCACAATCTTTACTACAGCAAGCCACGCAGTGAAATGGGTGTGACTTGTGTTGGTCGCCAGAAAATGAAATTAGGCAGCAAACCACTTATTTGAGGTGAGATATGGAAGCATTAGTAGTAGAGCGAAGCGAGGATGGCTACTGGACGCACCCAGAATACGCCAACCTGTTTGGGGATAGAGAGGTAATTTCAGCTGATGAGTTCAGATCTTTCTGCAAGCAGCATGGCATTGAATCATCAATTGTTGAAATGGAAAACGACAACAATCAAACGGTAATTGACGCGTATTTTGAAGATGGGAATCAAAACATCAGTGGATGGGAGCCAAGCATGCCAGATGGAGAAGGATGGTTTGTCGGTTCGATTCACGATACAGAAGACGGTCCGATCTGCGTTTGGTTCAGGAATGTAGATAAGGCCGAATAGTCGGCCTTTATTTTTGGCATAAACAACAGAGGCTAACATGGAATTTAAAGGTACTGAAGGTAAGTGGGAAATAATGATGGATGGCGATGAGATTAAAATCATCCAGGCAGACTCACTTGAAAATGGCGCAGGCTGGCGTTCGTATATTGCAATCTGTGAGGAAGTTCAATGCATTGAAGATGCCAATCTAATAGCGGCAGCACCTGACCTTCTCGAAGCACTTCAGTTATTACTTAAGCAAACCAAAAATAGAACAAAGACAACATATCCAGAATGGTATGGAGCTGTTAATAAAGGTCTTGCAGCAATCAGAAAAGCTCTTGGGGAAGAATGATGAATAAGAAATACATTGTTGAAGTTATAGAGCGAGAAACGAAAGAAGTAATTAAACATTTCGAATTTGATAATTATAGAAAAGCTGACCGCGTAGAAGAAGGATTGTTGCGACAAAGTAATCTCGAAAAATTTGATGTTGTCATGCGATGCGAATAAGCACCTATAGCAGATTTGCGAGTCTGCTATGTGAGCAATGTCGCTCGTAACTAAACAGGAGCCGACTTGTTCTGATTATTGGAAATCTTCTTTGCCCTCCAGTGTGAGGGCTTTTTTATATGCATACCAATAACGCTTCACTCGAGGCGTTTTCGTTATGCAATCAAATATAAGGAGTTACCCATGATGCACTTTCAGCTCGCGGGTAGCGGCGTCATGTCCGCTTTCTACCCGCACGAATCTGAATTATCACGCCGAGTTAAACAATTAATCAGAGCAGCAAAGAAACAACTGGAGGCGTTATGCGCAATGAAATAGCCATCAATCACCAGATGCTTCGTGCTGCACAGAACAAAGCAGTAATAGCCAGATTTATTGGTGATTCAAAAATGTGGCTTGAAGCAAATAAAGCGATGAAATCAGCTATCAACCATCCGTGGTATCGCAGGAAATGAGTTTTACAGATAACTGGTCAGACGAAGAATTCATTCGTCAGATGAAAGAATTAATCGGTAACGAAGGAGATATTCATGTCACTTGCAACCACAGTGAAGGAGAGCAAGTTACAGAGACGCATGTACACGCAGAAAGCTCTCTGGTATCGCCATAATGGCGACCGCGAAGGAATGCGGGTATGCCTTAATTTGTCCCGAGTTGAAGTATTAAATCAGCGTTATTTCCTTGGGCCGTGTCCATTCTGAGGTGAATTATGGATTTGAATAAATTCGATGAGCCATTCAGCCCTGAAGATATCGAATGGCGAATACAGCAAAGCGGTAAAACACGCGATGGCAAAGTGTGGGCTATGGTGCTGGCTTATGTAACGAACCGGGCAATCATGAAACGCCTGGACGATGTTTGCGGCAAAGCAGGATGGCGCAATGAATACCGCGATATTCCCAACAACGGCGGCGTTGAATGCGGCATATCAATAAAGATTGATTCCGAATGGGTAACCAAATGGGATGCTGCTGAAAACACGCAGGTAGAAGCCGTCAAAGGTGGTCGTTCCGGTGCAATGAAGCGCGCTGCCGTTCAGTGGGGAATCGGTCGGTATCTGTATAACCTTGAGGAAGGTTTCGCACAAACATCTCTCGATAAAAAGCAGGGATGGCACAGGGCAAAACTCAAGGATGGAACAGGATTTTACTGGCTCCCTCCATCGCTGCCGGGATGGGCAATACCAGCATCAGATAACAAACCATCACCAGAAAATACCAACCAGAAATCTCCATCGGTTGACTGCGAACAAATCCTGAAAGACTTCAGCGATTATGCGTCAACAGAAACTGACAAGAAAAAACTCATCGAGCGTTATCAGCGTGACTGGCAATTAATGGCTGGCAATGAGGAGGCGCAGGCTAAATGCGTTCAGGTAATGAACATCAGAGTTAACGAACTAAAACAGGCGGCATAAATGGCAAGCAGAGGCGTAAATAAGGTGATTATCCTTGGTCGGGTAGGACAAGACCCGGAAGTTCGATACTCACCATCAGGTACAGCGTTCGCTAACCTGACAATAGCCACGTCAGAACAATGGCGAGATAAAAATACTGGCGAGCAAAAGGAATTGACTGAATGGCATCGTGTTGCTATATCCGGGAAACTGGCTGAGGTCGTGGGGCAGTATGTGAAAAAAGGTGATCAGATTTATTTCGAGGGAATGCTGAGAACCAGAAAGTGGAAAGACCAGTCAGGGCAAGACCGTTACACAACCGAGGTTCATGTCGGAATTAATGGCGTGATGCAAATGCTTGGCGGAATTGGCGACAGCAAACAACAAGCAGCCAGCAGGCAATCACAGAAGCCACAGCAGCAATCATCACCAGCACAACACAACGAACCTCCGATGGATTTTGACGACGATATACCCTTTGCACCAGTAACTCTCCCCTTCCCTCGTCACGCTATTCACGCAATTTAAGGACTTACATGAATCACTTAATGGTTGACCTTGAAACAATGGGCAACGGGCCATATGCGCCAGTTATTTCTATTGGGGCGGTATTCTTTGACCCGAATACCGGAGAAACAGGAGAAGAGTTCTCGGTAAATATCTCGCTTGAGTCATCAATGCGATATCGGGCGCGTCCTGACGCTTCAACGATTTTATGGTGGCTGGAACAGAGTGAAGAAGCCAGAAAATCGCTAACCAGCAACACTCAGGAGCTTTCAACGGCTCTTTCATGGTTATCTGAATTCATCATAAAGAACGCTAACCACAAATTCGTTCAGGTTTGGGGGAATGGAGCATCATTTGACTGCGTTATTCTCCGAAACAGTTATTCGCTGACAGGGCAGCCAGTTCCGTGGCAGTGGTGGAATGACCGCGACGTAAGAACAATCGTCGAACTTGGGAGGGTAATAGGATTAGACCCTAAGCGAGATATGCCATTCAAAGGAACTCGCCACAACGCGCTTGATGATGCCATTCACCAAGCCAAATACGTTTCAGCGATCTGGAAAAAGTTAGCTAAATAATCAACAGGAGAAAACCATGCCAGCGCCTCTGTATGGTGCGGATGACGCGCGCCGCTGTTCCGGCAATTCCGTATCGGAGGTGCTGGATAAATTCAGAAAAAACTACGATCGGATAATGTCGCTACCGCAGGAAACGAAAGAGGAAAAGGAATTTCGCCATTGTATATGGCTTGCAGAGAAAGAAGAACGCGAGCGAATTTACCAGACATCAATCCGACCATTCCGCAAAGCCACATATACCCACTTCCCTGAAATTGACCCGCGCCTGCGTAATTACCGCTCACGCTATGGCGCTATCAGTAATGACTGAGGAATTTACCATGAGAGGACTTGCATACAATCCCGGCATTCTTCCGGCAGAAATGATTATTCGCCAACGCGCAAAGCCAATGCCATCGAGAGAGGAATTGCTTAAGAGAAAGAGTTTCGGTTCTGTTAATGACAACAAATATCTGAATGCGATGTGGCGGAGTGGGAAGAAATGAAACAAATGACACTAATTGAGATGGATGGTTTTCTGAAAGGTAAATGCATCCCAAGTGATTTAAAGGTTGACGAAACAAACGATGAATATCTTGTCCGTAAGTTCGGTGAACTTGAATCAAAACTAGAAACGGCGTTGCGGGAGTGTCGTTCTGCTGGAATCACGATTGATAACCTTGAGGCTAAATGCGCGAAGATGGCTGCTGAAAATTCCTCGCTTAAGCAATCTGAGAAGGAATTTAATGACTTTTGTCGTGAGGAGTTTAGCGAATGGGAAGATGATATTACTGAAACCCCAGCCACCGATGCTTTTCTGCCTGAAGTGAAGACTGAAGCACGCAAGGAGGGCGCTTACTTTGTGGCGAACAGAATGCTGGCTGCCTGGGAAGCTGGTTTTATTGATGATACTGCGAAGAACGCCGCTGATATTGCCCGGATGATTCTTACCTCTACTGAGTTTATGGCCAATGCGCCGGAAGGCGATTTTGACCGTTCATTCTCTGATGGCGTTCTCGAAGATATCGCCGAACAGCTTCGTAAAGGAGTCATCCAATGAGCAAGATTGACTATCAGGCACTGCGTGAGGCGGCAGAGCGTGCAATTCCGGCAATGGAACGCCTGTTAATGTTGCCAGTTGATGATGATTTGTTAACTGAACAGGAACTTAAGGATTACGGTGTGGATATTGATGCGCTCAACGCCTTCAAATTTCTGACCGGGCCAGAAACCGTGCTGGCACTACTGGATGAACGGGAAAGAAACCAGCAATACATCAAACGCCGCGACCAGAAGAACGAGGATATTGCTCTTACGGTTGGGAAGCTGCGTGTTGAGCTTGAAGCCGTGCAGAAGACATCAGCGGCACGAATCGAAGCTATAGACCGCACTCACAAAATGTTCCAGCGTGAAAAAGATCGAGCCGATGCCGCAGAGAAGTGCATAGCAGAACTGTCTGCTAGCCACAGCAAATTGCGCGACACAATGGCTGGCATCCACAACACAATCCGAATGGATGGCGGCTATACGCCACTGGCAGCAATCCTTAACGCTGCTAAACGCGCATATGAAGAATCAGCAAGCGCAGCTGGCATTCGCATCAAAGGAGAGTGATATGAGCACTATCACTAAAGAACGTATCGAATTGTTCATTAAATCCCCGCTTGATAACGGACTTACTAGTGGCGAACAAATGGAACTGGCACGGATTGCTCTGGCATCGCTGGAAGCAAAACCAATAGGTGCATTCCACATTGCAGAACAGCAAGTTGACGGCACAAGTGACTACCTCAAGGATGGAGAATGGCCTATTGATAATGGAATTATTGAGGTCTACGCCGCTCCGCCAGTACCGGTAGTACCTGCTGCATTACCTGAGAACGACGATGAGGACGGGCATGACATTGATTATCTTGATCCATCTGAAGTTTACGCGCTTGGGCGAACAGCTGGCTGGAACGCCTGCCGCGCCGCCATGCTTCAGGGTAAATCAGAACAACCACAAAACGCACAACAAAATATTCCGGAAAATATTCCCGGTGGCAACTCTCCGGTAACTCCGGATGGTTGGGTTATGGTGCCGAAGGAGTTAACCCCGGAAATGATGAGAGCCGTTCAGATTAGAAGTGAGCTTGGAGGGTATGCTACTTCCAATCTATCTGGTGCATACAATATGTTTTCTGAGTTCTGGAATGTTGCTGTCTCAGCTGCGCCTAAGGTGGATGATTTATGAATCTATATCGCTGCCCATTCTGTGGTTCCACTGTGCTTAACATCGGATACTCATTCAGTATCAGAGGGAAAATGCGCTATGTGTCATGCAAATGTGGTGCCCAAGGACCAGAAAAACGAACTAGATCTGAAGCGATTTCTTCATGGAATAGTCGAATGAAAGTATGGGTTTATGATCCAGAAACAATATTAAACGTTGAAGAGCGCAGGAGAACAGAAGTCTATTGTCAACGACGGATGAAAAGTGATCCACTTATATCTCCACCAACGGCCCAATATTGATCCACCGTTTTACTCAGGAT